CAATGCCACAAATCAAGAGATATTGATAAATCAAAACGGATTGCGTGGACGTACCATGATGGATAATGGTACATACAATCCAAACCAAGTATGGCTTACATCCAACACTCTTGCTTTTACGTCAGATAACTGGCAAACTGTACGACTTGCTCTTGGCGAAATAGATTTAAACGGACAAAAGATTTTTGGTGTTGCTGGTGATGCTTTGGTTGGTAAAATTATCGCTGGTAATCAGCTTATTATATCCAACGACAACAACAACTTTACATTGGACAGCAATGGTGCTGTACTGAACAATGCTAGTTTTTCTATTGTTTCTAATAATGGGTTAAGTCAAATACAGTTAAACCCAACACAGGGCATTAGTATACAAACAAGAGCGAACACAAGCGCTGCTTGGGCTAATCAATTTTACGTTGATGCGCAAGGCAATCTTGTTATTAACGGCAAAATCACAGCTAATAGCGGTACAATTGGTGGATGGCAAATTGATTCTACCAGATTATATAACTCTGCTAATGGTGACTACATTGGCTCAAATGGATATGGTAAACTTAGTTTGCTTTCGTGGACACCAACATCGGCTACATTTAACGGCCGAATTTACGCTTCAAATCTTGGTGACCAAATTAAAACGGGCAATATTCAAGATGGCGCTGTAACGTCGGCAAAGCTAGATACTCTATATGCTACCAAGGCATTTGTTGATGAAATGAATGTTGAGCTTGCTAACGTACATACGCTTGCGGCAAATGCGGCTACAATTCAACAGTTAAATGCTACAAACGCCACAATTGCTAATCTTGACCTCACAAATTTGAAATTTCAAGGTAGAACTGCTAGTTGGACGAATGAGCGGTTCGTAATAGGCAAGAAAACAGCGGTTTTGCGCTATGTTAGCAGTGTTTCTAATGGGGTGCCAACCTATTCTGAGATAACTTATATGACTGATGTTATATATAGGACATCTCCAACTTGGTTTATAGCTGGATAACACCAAATTATCCGACAATAATCCATGCTGATGGAAATTTACTGAGCGATGCAATAGTAGATATAGATGCTCGACTAACAGTTTTTGTATCAAAATTTACACCAGTAACGACCGAAACAGCAGACGTAGTTACATCACTTACATATCCATAGTTTCTCCAAGAAGCTGGACGTCCTTGAAATTTCAATTTTATTGACTATATAAAAGGAGTAAACGGAAAAATGAAAGAAAAATTACAATCTATTTATAATGCCTTGAATACTATTCAAGTTAGTGGTAAAACAAACTGTGCTATTGTAGCTGGCGTTATGAATGTTATCGAAGAATTATTCGTAGAATGCGAAAACTATCAACCTGTAAAACAGGAAGAAGGGAATACTGATGGCTAATGGCATATTTTGCTACGAGGTAAATCAGCTTGGCGAATTTGCAATGATTGCCGGTACATCTGAAACTCTTGAATTTTACTATTATTACTCGGATGGCACGCCATTCGATTTAGAAAGTTCAACAGCGAGATGGAGATTGTGTCGTGTTGGACAACCAAATGTCACCGTTTTAGATTTGCCGGGCGAGATATTTAGCGGTAATGGTGTTGTTGTAAAACTTGATAGTGTTAATACTCAAAACCTATCTGGTAAATACATACAACAGCCTGTACTTATAGATTATTCTGGAGAAGAATACGTTTTTCAACAGGGCGTTATTACATTTATTC